GCCGGTGACTGCGACATTTGCGGGGAGTGGAGCGGGAGGTTAATCGAGGGAGCCTGTTCATATTGTAGGGAAAAGTACAAATTACCTTGAGACATTCTACTAGACACTTGCACCCCTTATCTGCCTTGTGTATTAAAATCAGTGGTGTAGAATGAAACTGCATTCATGTTATGCACGGTGGGAAAGGCTCATGTGAAACCGTGTTGATACTCCAGAACGATTTGGGCAATCGACTTAATGAGCAATGCCCTCCCTTTTCGGAGGAAATATGCCAAGTGTCACAATGAAGCAAGCCAGGATGATGCAAGCCGCGGCTCATAACAAGGAGTTCGCGAAGAAAGTTGGAGTGCCTCAGTCGGTTGCTAAAGAATTTAATAACGCTGACAAGAAAAAAACCAATTGGCACAGTGTATTCGGCAAGAAGTAGTGGGTAAGAAGCCCAGTAAATTCGTAGCAGTTAACGAGTTCGGCTGGAGAATTGGCCAAGATCATCACAATGCTAAATTAAGTAACGATGATATCGACCACATAAGAGATCTGAGAGAAGATCTTGGGCTGAGTTACTCAGAAATTGCCAGACGTTATTCAATATCCGTGGCGGGAGTCCAAAAGATTTGCAACTACACCCGCAGATCTCAATCAGTAGACCACTTCAAGAAAGTAAAATGAGTAAAGAAAATCCAAAAGAGAAGAATCCAGTAGGCAGACCATCAAGCTTTACAACAGAGATGGGTGACTTAATCTGTGAAAGGATGGAGACCGGCGAAAGCTTGCGATCCATATGTAAGGACGATGACTTCCCTCACCTTGGGCAGGTAATCAAATGGTTAGCTAGTAATGCGAACATAGAATTTCGTCTGCAATACGCGCACTCTCGCCAAGTGGGGCTTGAGGTTATGGCTGACGAGGTGCTGAATATTGCCGATCAAGAACCTGTAAAAACTGCTGACGGGAAGATCGATAACGCTGGGGTCCAGCACCAGAGACTGCGAGTTGATACCAGGAAATGGATACTCTCCAAGCAATTGCCGAAGGTCTACGGTGACCGGACGATCCTTGCTGGTGACGAAGATGCACCCCTTAATCCATTGACCAACAACGAACGTGCAGCCCAGGCTGCTAAGATAATCAACGAGGCTCTCGAAAGGTCTAAGCTTGATCAAGATTGATCCAGATATTCTAAAGTTTCTAACCCCCGAAGAACTGGCAGAACTAGACCTATTGCTTCAATCCGACACTGTTGTTTGGAGACCACTACCTGGCCCACAGTCCATGGCCTACCACTCAAAGGCTGATATTATTGGATACGGTGGCGCGGCTGGTGGAGGGAAGACTGATCTAGCGGTAGGAAAATCTCTCACCAAACACCAAACAGTTGGCATCTTCCGGATGAACGGTACTGAATTGACCGGGGTGATCGACCGGTTCACGGATCTGTTGGGCAATAGGGTGGGATTTAACGGAAAGGACAATATCTGGCGCCTGACTAGACCGGATGGCCAGCGGGTCCAGGTGGAATTCTGCTCCTTCCCTAACCCTGGTGACGAGAAGAAGTATCAAGGTAGACCTCACGACTTTCTGGTATTCGATGAAGCCGCGAATATGCGGGAGGATCAGGTCAGGTATGTGATGGGATGGCTACGGACCACCAAACCAAACCAATCATGCCAGGCACTGTTGACATTTAACCCTCCAACGACTGCCGGTGGCCGGTGGATCACTAGATACTTTGGCCCATGGCTGGACAAGACCCATCCAAATCCGGCCAAGCCTGGTGAGTTGAGATGGTATGCGACTGTTGGTGGAAAGGATCTTGAGGTCGTAAGCGGGGAACCATTCGACTTGGATGAGGAGCGCATAACTCCACAGTCTCGAACATTCGTTCCATCGCGGATCGGTGACAATCCATACTTACTGAACACTGGATACATGGCGCAGTTGCAGTCATTACCAGAACCGCTTCGATCACAGATGCTGAATGGTGACTTCCAAGCTGGCATTGAAGACAACCCATGGCAAGTGATCCCAACCGAATGGATCGACCAAGCAATGAAGCGGTGGAGGAGGCCAGAGAAGCTTGCTCCAATGGATTCAATCGGAGTTGACGTAGCGAGAGCGGGGAAGGATAAGACTCTCCTGGCTCGAAGGCACGGGATGTGGTTCGATGTTCCAATGGTCTATCCTGGATCTGCAACTCCTGACGGTCCAACAGTTGCCGGTCTAGTAGTCGGGGCGATGAGAGATCGATGCGTTATTCATATTGATGTGATCGGAGTCGGTGCCAGTCCATATGATTTCTTATCTGAGTCGAGACTTCAAGTTATTGGTGTTAACGTATCGGAGTCTGCCCTGGGATTGGATAAGTCCGGGAGACTGAGGTTCAAGAACCAGCGTTCAGAACTCTACTGGAGGATGCGGGAGGCTCTAGATCCAGCAAACAATACTGGGATATGTCTACCACCCGACTCTGGTCTGCTGGCTGATCTGGCTGCTCCAACATGGAAGTTGGTTGGAAGTACGGTTTATGTATCAAGCAGGGAGGAGATCATCGAGAAGATCGGTCGGTCACCTGACTACGCATCAGCCTATGTACTAGCATTGATGGACACTCCGAAGCGGCACATTGTGATGGAACTGGGGAATTACAAAGGAAGGAAAGAGTATGACCCATACAAAGAAGAATCAAGTATCCGTAACTAAATTGAATCATGTAAACATAAAAGCTAACTCAGTAGAGTTGTTTGGCGGGAATGCTCCGTCACAAGAAAGCATTCTTACTTTTGAGTCAGAAGCTTTAAAGTTTCCACAAATTGAAATAGAGACAACGAATCTAATTCATTCTGGAATGTATGCTAGAACTATAATGATCCCGGCCGGTGTAGCAGTAGTTGGGGCGGCAATGAATAATGATTCGGTATGTATAAGTTCTGGAGATATAACGGTTACTACTGATGATGGGTCTGTCAGGCTTACCGGATACCATGTCATTCCAGCATTAAGCGGCAAGAAAAGAGTTGGATTGGCGCATCAAGATACATATTGGACATCTGTATTCAAAAGTAATGCTAATACGGTAGACGAAGCAGAAATAGAAATGACCGTGGAGCATGAGAAATTGCAAACAAGAATGAATCTAGAGTTACCTTCTGAAATAATGCAGGGGATTTTATGAGATACGACCACTTCACAATGTTACCAGAGCAAGCTTTCAGACCAAGGTGCGGTAGAAATGGAATGACATTGGAGGCTGGGGTAACGGCTGCTATTTGGACTGGTATAGCCCTTGGCACGATAATGACGGGGTATTCCGTTTACGCCGGTCAACAGTCTGCCGCTCAACAAAAGAAGCAGATGGCAATGCAACAACAGGCGCAAGATGCTCAACTTGCACAGCAAAAAGCGCAGATGAAACTTGCAGAAGAGGCTACTAACAAAGCCAATCAGAAGGCACCTGACACCGGTATTTTAGATAAAGAAAAGATGGCCGCTTCCCAGGGAGTTGGCGAAACAATGCTCACCGGTCAACTTGGAATCCCGCAAGAGAAATTAAGTTTGGCCAAGAAGACCACTCTGCTAGGAAGCTAATGCAAACGATTGCGTTGGAAGATGCTGACGAGAAGTACGAAGAATTAAAAGAACTGTACCAAGAACATTACACTGCAACTTGCGACAGGTTAAAGGAAATTGGAGTTGATCTACCTCCATACAATCCAAGGCTTGGAGAGTATAAGAGGGCTGCGAATGCAGGGGTAATGATCTCAATAGTTGCGAGGAACGATGATAAACCTATCGGGTATTTTAACATTTACATCTCACTGGATATGCAGAACCAAGACCTGGTTGGTGCAGAAGCCGGTCTGTTTGTATCGAAAGATTGTAGAAATGGTATCGGCAAGAAGCTGATAAAGTTTGGGTTGGATGAGATGAGATCTCGCGGAGTTAAAAGATACTATGCAAGTGCGGTAACTGATCTGAGGACAGCAAAATTGTGGGAGAGAATGGGATTTAAGCATTACTCGCACTCAATGTTATTTAATTTCGCGGGAGAATAATATGTGTTTCGGTGGAATGCCAGCAATGCCAGCAATGCCAGAGGTTCCTAAAGTAGTTGACCAGACTCAAGCTAAACAAAACGCTTCTTCGGCTACTGTAACTTCTAGGACAAAACAGGAAGAGATGGCTAGTGACCAAGGGACAATGCTTACATCTGGTGTCGGTGTTGATCCAGCTACACTGGAACTAGGAAAGAAAACGCTACTTGGCGGCTAACTTAAAGGAGAATTATTATGTGCGGTCCATCCCCCCCACCATATGTACCACCAGCACCACCACCACCAGTCATTGACCAGAGCCAGGTAAAGCAGAACGCGGCCGCATCTAGTCAAGCATCTGGAACTCAGCAAGCAGCAGCCGGTCAAGGCGGTGGATCGACCATGCTTACAGATGGAATGGGAATTGATCCATCAAGCCTGGCGCTTGGAAGAAAATCTCTATTGGGTGGTTAAATGGCGAAGATAAAGACTCAGGCACCAAGAAACGCTCCGCTTGAAATACCAAAGCGCGAAAAACTATTAACTCGCTGGGGTCAACTCAAGAGTGAACGGGCTTCTTGGTGGAGTCATTGGCAAGAAATCTCGTCCTATATCCTACCAAGGTCCGGGCGGTTCTTTGTTCAAGATCGGGACAAGGGTTGGCGCAGACATAACAATATCTATGACAACACCGGCACTCGCGCTCTAAGGGTGCTGGGCGCAGGTATGATGGCAGGTGCCACCTCACCAGCCCGTCCATGGTTTAGACTCGCCACAAGCGATCCTGAGTTGAATAAATACGCTCCAGTTAAGATTTGGTTGAACGATGTAACCAAGTTGATGCAGATCATCTTCCAGAAATCCAACACCTACCGTGCGCTGCATCAAATGTACGAGGAACTTGGAGCATTCGGGACTTCTGCCAACATTATTCTCCCTGACTACCAGAATGTTATTCACAACTATCCCCTGACAACAGGGGAATTTGCTATTGCAACTGACTACCAGGGCAAAGTGTGTACCCTGTACCGTGAATTTGAGAAGACTGTAGCGGAGTTGGTCAAGGAGTTTGGATATGAGAACTGCTCGACCAGCGTACAGAATATGTATGATCGCGGATCTCTCGACCAGTGGGTGACGATCATCCATGCAATCGAGCCTCGTGAAGACCGTGACAGTCGCAAGAAAGATTCAAAGAATATGCCTTATATGTCAGTCCACTTTGAAATTGGCGGCAATCCTGACCAGTACCTGCGCGAGTCTGGTTATAAAGTATTCCCAGCAGTGGTGCCTAGATGGGCAACAAGCGGCGGCGATATCTACGGTGGATCACCGGCAATGGAAGCATTGGGTGATGTAAAGCAGTTGCAGCATGAGCAACTACGCAAGGCTCAAGGGATCGATTACAAGACAAAGCCACCTCTTCAAGTTCCATCCAGTATGAAGAACCGTGATGTCGAGACTCTTCCTGGTGGGATCACATTCGTTGATCAAGTCAATGCCGGTGGAGGAATCCGCACAGCGTTCGATGTAAACCTAGACCTATCTCACCTATTGGCAGACATACAAGATGTCCGTGAGCGCATTCGTGGAGCGTTCTATGCCGATCTTTTCCTCATGCTTGCATCTGCAACTGACACCAGGATGACTGCAACTGAGGTTGCCGAGAGACATGAAGAGAAGTTATTGATGCTTGGACCAGTTCTTGAGCGGTTACATAACGAACTGCTAGATCCATTGGTTTCGCTGACCTTTGATCGGATTGTCGAGGCCGGTATTCTCCCACCTCCACCTCCAGAATTGCAGGGAGTGGAACTCAATATCGAGTTCGTATCAATGTTGGCACAGGCTCAACGTGCAATTGGCACCAACTCTGTAGATAGATTCGTGACTAGCCTGGGGAATATTGCTCAGATCAAGCCGGATGTTCTTGACAAGTTCGACTCTGACCAATGGGCTGATGTTTATTCAGAGATGTTGGGGGTCGATCCCCATCTCATAGTTCCTGGTGAGCAAGTCGCAATGATTAGACAAGGAAGACAAGAGGCAATGGCAGCACAGCAACAGGCAGCACAAGCGCAACAAGAATCTCAGACCATAAAGAATCTTGCTCAGTCACCAACACAAGATCCTAATGCTTTGACCAATGTGATCGATATGTTCAGCGGTTATAACACCCCACAAGGAGGTTGAAATGGCAATGATTAATATGAAGAGCAAGCCTGAGATGGAAGAGATGCCTGGAGCGATGGAAGAAGATGCCCCGGAATATCCTTACGGTCTGTGTATTCACCTTGGCACCGATGAATTAGAAAAGCTAAACATCACTACCGTTCCAGAAATTGGATCAATTATGATGCTTCATGCCAATGTATACGTTAAGTCCACCAGTTCATATGGAACCCAGGGTGGCGGCAAGGATACAAAAGTAGATTTACAGATTACAGACATGGAGATCTTGCCAGCAGAAGGTAAGTCGGACAACAACTCAATGGCAGCCATGCTTTACGGACCGCAAGTGACTGGGGGTGAATAATGTCCGTATACATGAAGCAAGGTGGTCAATGGCTTTATGACCACTCAACTTCGGACATTGTCGGAGTTAAAGATCCTGATGGCAGCGAGTTCTTCTTTGCAAGAACATCAAGATTTGGATCTTTCTTTGACACTACAAACCAAAATGGAACCGCTAACACAGCTAGGGTGATGACATTTGATAATACGGATGCAGCAAATACCGGGGTATCGATGGCATCTGCCTCAAAATTCAGTGTTAATAGGGATGGAGTATACAACTTCCAGTTTTCCGCTCAATTTGTTAATGAAGACACTAAAGGTAATGATGCAAGTGTTTGGTTCGCTAAAGGAACTACAGGTGCATCAACAGCGATACCAAATAGCGCTACATTAATATCAATAGCGCAAACTCACGGTGGCATTCATGGGCATACAATTGCAGCTTGGAATCTATATATACCAATGGTTGTTGGGGAATACGTTGAACTGTATTGGTCTAAAACTAGCATTGATGTTTCCTTGCTTGCTATTGGAACCCAGACATCTCCGACAAGGCCAGCGGCTCCATCTATTATTCTTACAATAAACGAAATAACGTAAAGGAGATAATCATGAAAGGTAAAAGCAAAAAGCCACCAAAGCCACCAAAGTATTGAACACAGAATTATCCGTAACTATTTAATTAAGGTTATATTTACAAATGAGCAGCTACGATCCATTAGATACACGAGACCAGGACCGCGCAAAATCTGATAAAGAAGTGCGCGATAGAATGGAATCTGAAAATGAGTCGATAGATATTAAATGGCTCATGGGAAACAAAAGGGGCCGTAGAATTATTTGGCGGCTTCTGGATCAGTCGGGCGTATTTCGACTATCGTTCAACAGCAACTCGATGACGATGGCTTTCAACGAGGGGCAGAGGAACTTTGGTAACCGTATGCTTGCAATGATCCACACTTTATGTCCAGAGTTATATCCAGCCATGCTAAAGGAGTCTCAAAATGCAAGAAACAACGATGACGGAATCGGCCCCAACGACCACTGAAAGCCAATCTGTATCGCAAGGTAGCGTAAGCCAGCAACCGCAAGGAAGTCAGCAAGCGCAATCGCAGCAAGCAGCATCAGAGCAAGCCCAGCCCAACATTACAGATGGCAAGCAGGGTCAACAAACCAGCCAACAGGCAGATGTCAGATATGGCGCTCCTGAGAACTATGATTTTAAGCCTCCAGAGGGTAGGAACTACGACCCAGAAGTAATGAAGGTTTATACCGAAGTGGCTAAAGAGTTGAATTTGTCTCAGGATGCTGCGCAGAAGTTATTATCGAAACTTGGTCCACCTGTCGAGGCCCGTCAGGCTCGTGAGTTGGAGCAGTTGCGTACTGGATGGACTAATGATTCTAAGGCTGACACGGAGTTCGGTGGGGAAAGACTCACAGAAAACCTGGCAATCGCAAAGAAAAGTTTAGATCAGTTTGGTACGCCTGGCTTACTTTCGCTGTTGAATGAATCGGGACTTGGAAATCACCCTGAGATAATCAGATTTTTCTATAGAGCCGGTAAAGCAATTGGTGAAGATAAGTTTGTCGGTGGCGGTCAAGGTGGTAAGAACTCAGCGAAGTCTAATGCTGACTATGCCGCTTCACTTTATCCTACTCAACAACAGCATTAAAAAGGAGATTTAAAAATGGCTACACTATCAAACACAGCCCTAACCCTCGCGGATTGGGCTAAACGTACAGACCCTACCGGGAATGTACCAGTCGTTGCAGAACTGTTATCACAAAGCAACGAGATCTTGGAAGATGCAGTATTCAAGGAAGGTAACTTGCCAACCGGTGAGCGTGTTGTTATCCGTACCGGTCTGCCTACCGTCTATTGGAGAGCATTGAACCAAGGTATTCCAAACAGCAAATCAACCACAGCACAAGTGGATGAAGCTTGCGGTATTCTGGAAGCCCGTTCTGAAGTAGACAAAGACTTGGCAATGCTGAACGGCAACACCAGCCAATTCCGTCTGTCAGAAGATCAAGCGTTCTTGGAAGCAATGAACCAAACCCAAGCAACCACCTTGTTCTACGGCAATCCTGGTACAGATCCAAAGCAGTTCCTTGGCCTGGCATCACGTTACTCAAGTTTGTCTGGCGGCAACGCACAGAACATTCTGAGTGCCGGTGGTTCTGGTTCAGACAATACCTCTGTTTACCTGGTAGTTTGGGGTGACAACACTGTTTACTGCCCGTTCCCTAAAGGTTCTAAGGCTGGTTTGGTCCATGAAGATCTGGGCGAACAGACCGTCTACAACTCAGATGGCACCCGTATGCAAGCATTGGCCACCCGTTACCAGTGGAAGAATGGCTTGGTTGTTAAGGATTGGCGTTATGTCGTTCGTATCCCTAACATCGATGTCAGCGACCTTATCTCGCAAAGCGGAACGCAAGAACCAACCGATGCAACTGCGCTGATTAAGTTGATGGCTCGTTCACTGTATCGCATCCCTAACATGAGCATGGGTCGTGCAGCTTTCTACATGAACCGTACTGTTCACTCTGGCCTGGCACTTGCTGCTATGGACAAGAGCCAATACGTTCTGAAGATCGAACAAGGTCTAACCCAATTTGGTCAGCCTGATTCATGGTTGAGTTTCCTGGGAGTTCCACTGCGCCGCGTTGATTCGTTGCTTAACACCGAAGCAGTTGTATCCTAATCTAGATAACAGAGGAGAATTAAAATGATCACAGATGCACTTCTACGGGTTTCAGATGCGCAAGCATTAACGACCACAGCAGTTAG